TGTGTATGATGATATTAGATCAGCTTTAGAAGTTAGGTTAGCTGCTACAACGGATGTTCCTGCAATCTCTTATGAGAATGTAAAATACATTCCAACTACAGGTACTCCCTACATTCAATCCAGAGTTATCTACAGTTCAAGAGTCCCTGCTGTAAGAGGGTTAAATCAATCTACAGGACAACCTCACCAACATAGATATAGAGGAGTATTTCAACTGCTACTTCATTATCCAGAAGATGTTGGCCCCTCTGCTTCACAAGAAATGGTTAATACACTAATTGATCGTTTTGAATCTTCCACAGATATTTCTTTTACTAACACTATCCCTAAAACAATCTATGTAACTGTAGATTACGCCGAACAAATGGGGGCCTATAACAGAAGCCCTTGGTATGTTACTCCAGTAAATATAAACTGGTATTGCTATGACACATAAGGAACTTTAATTATGCCCACTTTTTCTCAAGGCTCTCGCTCTGGCCTCTCTTATCTTGAAGAGGTTACATTTGGTACAACACCTGCTGGTGATTTTGACTCTCTTCCCTACACTACTCATTCCCTAGATTTTACTAAAGATCGTGTGCAAGGTAATGACATTCAACCAGACCGTATGCCACGCCATGACAGACATGGTAATAAACAAGCTGCTGGTGATATTGTAACTGACTTACGCGCAGATGTATATGATTCTTTCCTAGAAAGTTTGATGTTTGGCACTTGGGACTCTACCCCTGCTGCTGCTCCAGATGAACTTAAAGTAGGGACAACCCCTAAGTATTTTTCTATTGAAGATTATGCTGCTGACATTGACCAAGCTAGGCTCTTTACTGGTATGGCTGTATCTCAATGTGCTTTCTCTATTCGACCTAACCAGATGGTAACTGCTACTTGGGGTATGGTTGGTAAAGATATGACTATATCTGCTACAGAGAAAACTGTCACTGCTGCTTCTCTTAATGCTCCATTTGATGCTTATTCTGGTGCTCTTACTATTGGAGATACTGGAGGTGCTCTTAGTGCCGTAGCTACTGTAACTGGTATCGACTTTACTATTAACAATAGTTTGAATCCTACCTTTGTTGTTGGATCTGCTAGTACACCACAGCTTGAATATGGCATGGCTTCTATAGAAGGTACTATTACAGCTTATTTTGAAGACCTGTCTCTTATGAACAGATTCATCAATGAAACTGAAACTGCCCTTAAAGTTGCTGTAGATGATCCCACGGGTGCTAATGAATATAGCTTCTTATTCCCAAGAGCCAAGTTTAATGGTGCATCTGTCCCTGTAGCTAACCCACAGTCTCGTATCATCACTATTCCTTTTGTTGCTCTCTATGACAGCACAGAGGCTTCTAACATAGTGATCTATAGACCTGATACAACGTAACGTCTCTTAGGAGACTAGATAGGATGGTTGTCGTCGGGTCATCTATCCTATCGCTTATTAAATAAACCCGATTAAATTTAAATCCCGAAGGAAATCCGATGGACCTCTTAGACTATATCCCAGATACTAATGACCTTATTGTAGAACTTAAACTAAAAGATACTGTTCTACTTAATGAAGACAAGACCCCTATGACCATTACTTTCTATGGCCCTTATTCAGAGGAAGCTAAGAAAGTCAAACATAGTATGATTGATGAGAGAATTGCTAAATCTCAGAAAGAGTCTAAGACAACTTTTAGTTCTAAAGAGGTTGAAGAACTTAATATTATCTCTTTGGCTAGAAATATAAAAGAGTGGAATATCACTTTTAATAAAAAACAGCCAAAGTTGACAGAAGCAGTTGCTATTGAAATTTTTACTAAAGCTTTTTGGATTAAAGATCTTTATGAAAACGCTGCTGAAAATACTCTGGGTTTTATGAAGGGCTAACATCTGACCTATTAGATTTCGCAGAACATAGCTTTAAATTAAGTAAGGTTCAACCAGACGGTATTAGTCTTAGAGAACACTTGCAATCAGTACAAAGGCAGACAGGCAATCCACCAAAAGATCTAATAGGGCCAGAGTTCCCTAGTCTAATGGAAAATGTCTGGTCTGCCTTTAAGCGTTTAAGTAATAGAAGATCTTCTGCTATGTCTGGTGTTAGTCCAATAACTTATGAACAGATGCTCAGTTTTAAAACATTAACTAAAACCCCAATAGCCCCAAGAGAAATCTCAGTAATTGAGAGATTAGATGATTTATACAGAGAAGTGATGAATGAGTGATTTCACAGTAGATATTGATACCTCTGGTATTACTAGAGCTAACACAGCTTTACAGGAATATGGTGATTCTTGGGCTAAGATGGTTAATAGGGTTGTTACTGAGAATAACCGTATGGCTGCTGCTGTTAAAGCTTCTGAAAAAAGTTCTCAAGTATCTATAGAAGCTCAAAAGAGATTGGCATTAGCTACAGAAAAAGCTAACAGTGATGAAGTCTTTAAAGGTATACGTAGAAAAATAACTTTAATGGAAGCCTCCGCTAAGGTAGAGGCTAGGTTGGCTCGTGAATCTGAAGTGGCTGCTAATAAGGTTATTACTGCAACAAAAAGGCAATCTGCTGAGTTAGAAAGACTAAAACTTAAATATAGCCCTCTTTATGCTTCTTCTAAACAGTTTGAGAGAGCGCAGGAAGAAATAGAGGCAGCTTTTCAGTTAGGGGCTATCGGAGCTAAGCAATATAGCCAACAACTTGCCCTGTTGCAGAAAGAATATTCTGACTTTAATAGTGGTGCTGCTGGTGTAACTAACAGGTTTGTTACCGGTGTTGGTGGCGCTACAAAAAGTATGAATGGCATGAACATGGTTGTTCAGCAAGCTGGTTATCAAATTGGTGACTTTGCTGTTCAAGTTCAGTCTGGTCAAAGTGCTCTTGTAGCATTTAGTCAACAGGCTACTCAGTTAGTTGGCGTTCTCCCTATGGTAGCCAGTCAACTTGGACTATCTATGAAGGCTGCGATTGGACTGTCTGCTGGACTTGGTATTGGTATACCTGTTGTTACTTCTTTAGGCGGTTTGATGTGGACTATCTTCACAAATACCGATAAGTCTAAAGATTCTGCTAAAGATTTTGAGGAGGCTTTACAAGCTGCAAGAGATGCCTCTAAGGATATGGCGGATAATATTGATAGAATTAAAAAGGGATTAAAGGATTCTTCAGAAGATGTACTATTTAATAATTTAGAGGCAGCTAAAAAATCTCTAGAAGAAGCACAGGCATTTGCAGATAATCCCAGAGGGGATAGGGCAGGTGCATCTAAGGGACGTTTAGCTGATGCTCAAGCTTTAGTTGATGCTGCACAAGAAGAACTTGACCTGTTTAGGCAACGTAGATCAGAGGAAGCTACCTTACAAGAAACTACAACAAGAAGCCTGAATGATAAGTTAAGACTATTAGAAATAGAAAAAGTTCTAGGCAAAGAATCTTTAACATATAAAAATCAAGTAGATGAATATGAAAGACAGGCTTTAAAACTTAAATTAGAATCTGAGAATGTAGATAAACAAGTCATAACTAATGCAATAGCTACATTAACTCAGATACAAAAAATAACTAGGGAGTTAGAGGACTCTAAAAGAAGTGTCTTAGTTATTGCTAACGCAGATATGGCCAGCGGTATTGGTGCTGCTGCTGCTGTTGCTGAAGGGTTGGCTAGTAGTATGAGGGCTGCTGCTGCTGCTGTTGCTCAGATAGTTGCCACTGGTGCAAAAAAAGATAAAACTCAATTAGGTTTTGGTTTTGGTGATGTTAAAGTTCCCGGTGTTGGTGGCTCTAGTTTAGGTTTTGGTGACTTAGGTTATTTAGATGACTCTTATAGGAATATTACAGACCTTAGAGAAGAAGATAAAAAGAAGAGCAGGGGATCTTCTGGTGGAGCCTCTAAGGCTAATCTTTCTTTTATAGAAAATATGCGTACTGAGATGGCTCATAGAAGAACTCTTCTAGGGCTGTATGGTGAGGAAAGAGACTTAGCTGAAGAAGTCTACCGTATTAATCAAAGTTTAGGTGAATCTAAAAACAAGTATTCCGCACTCGCTATTTCTAACTTAGCTAAAGAGAATTTGGCCCTACAAGCACAAGAAGAACTTTATCAAAAGAGTGTGCAGAATATGCAAGCCTTTTACGATAATGTAGAGAGTAGTTTTAGTGAAGCTTTCACCTCTATTATTAATGGCACTGAGTCTGTAGAAGATGCTTTCAAAAAGATGGCTAAATCTATTATAGATCAACTCTTACAAGTTATTATTCAACAAAAAATTGTAGGGAGTTTTAGTGCTAGTACAGGTAAGGGTTCTGGTATTATGGGCGCTATCTTTGGTGGTATCTTTGGTAGAGAACAAGGTGGCCCTGTTAATGCTAATCAGCCTTATGTGGTTGGTGAAAAAGAACCAGAGCTATTTGTCCCTAGAACCTCTGGTACTATCTACAATCAAAAGCAACTCTCTCAAATGAACTCTGGTGGTTCTGGAGGAGGCACTATGGAACTTATTGTTAGATCAGAGGATGGCGTTACAATAGACGTTGTTAGGAATGAAACTAATATGCAAATAAGAAAAGCTGCGCCGGGTATTGTTAATGCTTCAGTTAACGCTTCACAAAAAAGTCTTAGAAATGGCCCTAAAAGTAGTTGGGGATTGTAATGGTTGATGTTGTAAAATGGCCTCCAGTATCTTTAACTGCTTTTGAAATAACTACTGTAGCACCTATAGCAGTATCTAACTCTCTCATCAATGCCAAGCCCTATGTAAGCACTTTAGGGAGAGCGAGAAGAGAAGCTACAAACATTGTATCTGGTTTTGGATTAGATTCTGCTGGTGCTGGTTATATTGAGATGTTTAAAGAATATCTTGATGGTGGCACTAACTTGATTAGACTTGATGTGACC